ATCCGCACCATCAGGATCACCAAAGACGCCGTGGAGCCTCCCCAGGAGGTCGCCGCCGTGCCTGAAGTCGTGCCCTTGCCGGAGCCACGTCCGAAGATCGAGCCACGTCCGGTCGTCAAGATCAAGCCGCGCCCGATCCGGGTCGCCGACATCTGTACCCGGCATGGCATGCACCGGGTCGACTATGGGCGAACCTGGAGGTGCCGACGATGAAGTCCGCTGACCTGTCGTGGATTGACCACCCAGCAAACCTCCGCGCTAACGCCGTTCTGCTGCGCGCTGTCGCAGATCAGTCGCTGCTGCACGCCGACGAGATTGAGAGGCTGCGCGCTGTTATTATACGAGCAAAGGACGCTCTGCTTGACGGCCAATCGACGCAGTGGGTTCACGACCTGTTGGTGGCCGCCATACTGGGGCCCAAGCCGTGACCGACCTGACCGACCGCATGCGGACCTGCGCGGCGTATCTTTCCGTGCTGGACCCCTCCGACTGGAGTGACGAGGTCAAGGACGTGATGCGCGACGCTGCCAAGCTGCTGGTCGAGGCAGCGCACGAGATCGACATCCTGACCGGCCCGATCGACAGGGGCGATCCGATGGAGATCATCGAGCCAGCCGTGTTGGGAGTAGCCAAGCTCGACCCTGAAACCATGAAGCCGATCTCACCCGCGGTATGGGTGAGTGGCGGCGACACGCTGCCGGTGGCAAACCCGTATCGCGGGCGGCAGACCTGCCCGAAGTGCGACAGCCGCACGCAGAAAAAGGTCTACCGAACCATCGACCGTACCGTCATGCTGGTGTGCCCGGTCTGCGCGCATGAATGGCAGTATCAACGATGATCGATGATTGGGCCGAAGACCACGCCAAGGGCGCGCATCAGGAGGAAATCGTCGCGCTGATGCGCAAGATCGAGCCGTGTATGCACGGCCACCAGCGCGCGATCATCATCATCACCCTGATCCGCTTGATGGCCGCCATGCTTGGCCCGGCGAGCAAGAAGACGCGCGAGACCATGCTGCGCGAGATCCCGATCACCATCCGCAACATCCTGAACGAAATGGATCGGATGATCCGCAACAGTGGATAGCATGAAAGCCGCCGATTACCGCAAGCGTACGACCAGCGAGCACAGCCTGCAGACCATGGTGCTGGAGCACTTGCGGCTGCGCGCTGTTGCGGACTCGTTTGTGTTCGCCATTCCCAATGCGGGCATGCGCTCGTTTGCGGTGGCGTCGCGCATGAAGGCGGAGGGCATGACGGCCGGCGTGGCGGACCTGTGCGTGATGTTGTCGGGCGGACGGGTGATCTGGCTCGAGCTAAAGACCGCCAAGGGCCGTTTGAGCGATACCCAACACGGGTTCCGGGCAGTCTGCGATCGCCTAGGGCATCCTTACATTCTGGCGCGTTCACTTGATGAGGCGGTCGATGGATTGGCAGCAGCTGGAGCCCTGAAATGAACAACCCGTTCGAGGCCGTGAGTGCACGCCAAACCACCGCCTACACCAAAGCGCGCTTGCGCACGGCCGAAAAGCGCGCCGCCAAGGCGCCGATGAAGCTCACTGAACAAGAGCAAAAGCAAAAAGATGATGCCCGCCAGGTTCGGCTATATCGACGTTGGAAACGCGGCCAGATACGTGAATTCCGCCAACGTAATCCACAAGTTTTTCGCGACCTCCGGCGGTTATTGCGCAAGACGACACTGTACAATTCCGAGCTTCTACTACGGTTTTCCCGTTATCATCTACGCCAACTCAAGAGCCATGCCGATCGTTCGATCGCGCTCAACATGATCGGGTGGGCCATTGCTCGGTTGCGCATTCGTAACGGCTATCCGCCGTTCGATGACAGCTTGCCGGGAGAAGACCCGACCGTGTTTGAGATCATTCGCGCCGAACTCGATTGCTTCAGCATGCCAAAGGACAATTCATGGGCCTGATCTCCGACACGCTTGACCGCTACGCCGCAACCAGGGCCAAGACCTTCAGCGGTGACCGTTCGCAGACGCTCGGCGCTTCCGAGGTCGGCCAGTGTGCGCGCAAAATGTTCTGGCTCAAGAACGAAGACGATCCGACATTGGCCGCCAAGCGCGACCCGGATTATGTCGACACTTGGGGCGCGTGGATGCGCGGCATTGTCTACGAAGATCATTTCTGGGTTCCGGCAATGCGTGCGCGGTTCAAAGACCGCTTGATGTTTGCCGGCGAGGAACAGGACACGCTGTCGAGCGGGTTTTTATCGGCAACCCCGGACGGCATGATCACCAAGCTGACGCCGGCCGAAAAGAAAGAGATCGGAACGCAGGCCGACTGCGTGCTGGTCGAGTGCAAGACTGCCGACCCGCGCACCAACCTGGCTGAGGCCAAGCCGGCCAACGTGTTCCAGACACACGTGCAGATGGGCCTGATGCGGGAGTGCACAAAGTACCAGCCGGATCACGCGATCATCAGCTACACCGACACGTCGTTCTGGAATGAGGTGAAGGAATTCGTCGTCACGTTCGACCCGCAAATTTATGCGGTTGCCCAGGAACGTGCGCGGATGGTCATGACGGCGACGAGTGTCAACGAAACCAAGCCCGAGGGCTGGTTCGCGGGTGGAGCCGAATGCCGCTGGTGTCCGTTCACGATCGCTTGCGGCATCGAACGGCGTAACCTGCCATTTGCCGACGAACAAGTAGACGAGCAATTCAAAGCCGAAATGTACGATATGGCGCTTGACTACAAGAAAATAGAGCGCAAGCGCGATCTCAGTGAAACCGAACTACGTGTGCAACAAAACGCGATCAAGGAACGCCTGCGCGACAAGGGCGTGCGCAAGATCCCCGGTGTGTTGACCTGGAGCACGGTGAAAGGACGCGTCAGTTACGACAACAAGGCAATCCGCGAAGCGCTGCAGCAGCACGGCGTAGACATCGAGAAGTTCTCCACAGTGGGGGAAGCAACCGACCGGCTTGTCATCCAGATCGCCACGGAATAACCTGTGGTGGTGACCCAGCCGCGGCATGATGTCATGGCTGATTTTGAAACGAGGAAATGGAACATGAACGAGATTACAAAGCCAAATGGCGGCACAGTCGCCAAACCCTCCGACAACCCCTTCCAGACCTATGGCGACCAGGCGAACCAGCGCGCCATTGTCGGCAAGCTATTGAAGTTCTCCAAAGGCGAGTACACGGCCGGCGAGAGCAACGAAGAGGTTCCCGAAGGAACCCGGTTTGTCGTCAACATGAACGAGTTGCTGGTGGGTTGGGTACGCTGGGAAAGCAACCGCCCGAGCGATCACGTGATGGGGCGGGTCGCGGATGCTTTTCAGCCGCCGCGGCGCAATGAACTGGGCGACATGGACCAGAACAATTGGGAAGTCGACGCGACCGGGAAGCTGCGCGACCCGTGGCAGTTCACCAATTACCTGTTGCTCAAGGCGGTAGAGGCGAGCGACGAGCCCGGCGAGGATCTGTATACCTTTACTACCTCGAGCCGCGGCGGGCTGAACGCCGTCGGACTGTTGTGCAAGAAGTACGGCGCCGTGATCAAGCAGCGCCCGAAGGAATTCCCGGTGGTTGCGATTGGCGTCGGCGATTATCGGCACCCCGATTTCGGTAAGATCTTCTATCCGATCTTCGACATCGTGGGTTGGGCACCGCAGACGGTGTTCGATGAAACCCTACCGGCGGCAACCGCCGAGCCGGAAAAGCCGGCTCCCGCCAAGCCGATGCGGCAGGCACCAAAGGCCAACGCGCCCCGCTTCTGATACCGGCGAAATAAATCCGGCGCGCAGTGTGGTGCTGCGCGCCGGGTAGGCTACCGTCGCAAGTTCTCTGAAAACGAGCGAGGTACTTATGCAAGACGTAACAGATCATGCGTCAGTCGCAATCGCTTTCATCAAGCGATTGTTCCACGGTACGGAATTACCTGTTTACTTCTCCAGCCTGGCGAACGACCGCGACGACGCCTCGCAGCCGCGCGAGCAGCACGTGCACACGCGCATGCCCGAGGACGTCGAGCGGTTCGTGACCAAGTGGGACCGGCGCGGCCGGGGAATGTTCTTTTGCGTTGCAACATTGGAGCAGCGCAAGCGCAACAAGGACAATGCGCGGGAAATCGCATTCTTGTGGGCGGATCTCGACTTTAAAGGGATCGACAGCACGCAGGACGTAACGGCGGCACTGGCGCGGCTGCGCTATCCACCGAGCCTGATCGTGAAATCCGGTCACGGGCTACACTTGTACTGGCTGCTGAAGGAGCCGGCCGACGCCGTGGCCGAGCGCGAGCGGCTCGAGGCGGTGCTGCGGCTGCTGGCCGACCACGTCGCCGGCGACCTGCAGGTCTGCGAGGTGGCGCGGCTGATGCGCCTGCCCGGCACGCACAATACCAAGGGCGGCGAGTGGATCGAGGTTATCGCCATGGATACCGGCGGCGCCCGCCACACGCTGGAGGATCTAGAGGAATGGCTGGCCGAGGCCGCGCCAATCCTGCGGCGCAAGGCAGGTAGCGGGAGGGGGTTGGGTTTAGACCCTTCCGCCGACAGCCCCAATCCCAACCCCTTCCTGGCCGCGGCGCAGGCGCTCGGCTGGAAGCCGCCGGTGGACGTCGCAGCGCGGCTGTCGGCCATGTCCTACGGCGGAGCCGAGGACGCCGGGGTTCACGCCACGCAGCTGTCGGTATCGGCTTCGTTGCTCAATGCCGGCAACCCGATCGACGAGGTGGTGACCGTCCTGATGGATGCGACGGTGCGCGCCGCGGGCGATCTGGGGGCGCGCTGGAACTGGCGCAAGGA